TGAACCCCGCTATTGAACTATGTAAGAACCTTCTTGTAAAGCCCTTTGAGGGATGCGCCAGAGTCCTACCTAACGGCATGGTCAAAGCGTATCCTGATCCGGGCACAGGAGGAAAACCCTGGACCATCGGATACGGCGCTACAGGCCCCGAAATAGGACCGGAGACTATCTGGACTATGCAGCAGTGTGAAAGTGCCTTAGACGCTCATTTAGAGCACTTCTATGAGGGTGTTATGCGCCTGTGTCCGGGCTTAGTTGGTGAGCCTGACAGAAGGATTGCTGCGGTACTGTCTTGGGCCTATAACTGTGGTCTAGGTAACCTACGCATCAGTACCTTCCGTAAGCGTATCAACGACAAGAACTGGACTGAGGCAGCTAGAGAGTGTCTGAAGTGGAACAAAGCAGCCGGTAGGGTCTTGAGAGGACTTACCCGCCGAAGAGAAGCTGAAGCAGCATTGCTGAAATAACAAAGCCCCTGTCAAGGAACCTTAATTGGAACCTTGCAGGGGCTTTTTCATTTACTCAAAGAAATCACCGATCAGTATTTCTACGAACGGGATACGAATGACTAGACCTACGAAACAGACAATGGTTTCATCCTTGCCTTCTTCATCAGTCATACAGTATCGGTTAACTTCATTGTGTTCAATGTCGAAACCGATACCGAGCCGTAAGCGTACAATGAAACTCATCAGATTTCACACTGTCCTGCGGTGCAGGCAAGCGTCTGAGCACCTTCCACATTGTCAGTACGCTCAATGAAAGCGTCCCAATCAATACCCACAGGCATCTTAGAAGCCAGTTCCTCATACTCAGCAGCAGTGATCTGCTCATACGGGGCTTGCTTGTAAGTACCTCCGTCCATCGGAAGGAAAGACACACCAGTAATCTGATCGAAGTTATCCCACACCCATGCACCCACCGTAGGCCATTCCTCTTCCTTGACCGAGATAGTCACGGAAGGCTTATGCTCACAGTAATGCTGCTGATACAGCAACCACAACCGCAGATGCTTGATGGCATCCAAGTCCTCACGCAGCAGAGCACCTTCAGCAACCTTTACCGGGAAGCTGAACACAGTCGTACTATCAGGCTTGTAGAAGTCTGCTTCGGCAGGAAAGCCTTGAGACTTCAGGAAAGCTGTAAGAGGGTCTTTATTATCAGACCTAACACGACGAATGTAATACTGACTATGTTGAGGATGAATACCACTAGCAGTGCCTGTGAGTTGTGATACCGTCCCTTCGGGCTTAATAGCAGTGATAGCAACACTGCGACTAATACCAATGGCATCAGCGTGGACAGCGTTAGTATGGACAGCATGAGTCTTCAACTTTTCAAGCAAATCAGGCAAGTCAGGATTGTCAGGGTTGTTCAACAACGGATTATCCAGGATACCCGTCATTGACACTCCGAGCAATCGTTCCTCTTCTGTGTTGGTCTGCCAAATCTTGCGAAGATACGGGAAGTTCGTAAGCGTTGACTGCCAAGTTCCCAAGATAGTTGCAAGACGCACTTTACGCTCAAGAGAACTGTAATCATCGCTAGGCCGCACAATGACAGAGCTAAGATTACAGAACTGATAAGGCCGCAGAATAATCTCGCTACAGGGATTAGTACCCCATTCTTGATTAGGGTCACGGCGACCATTACGTGCTGCTTGGGCTTGACTAGCATAACGATTAAAGATTCCTCGCTCACCAGAGTGTGACTCATAGATAGAAGACCATTCACGCATGAACTGACCAACAGAGGGCTTAGTCTTGTAGACTGCCGAGTTGTTAGCCAATGCACGCTGTCCGTTACTCTCCCACCAGTTGCCTGCCTTAGCGTGTGCCATACGGTCATCGCTAATGTCAGACAGACTAATCATAGCAGAGCGCCGTACCCCTCCAACCACAACGACTTCCCCGACCTTGCACAGAATATCGTGGCATTCGACGGAGTTAAGTTTACGACCAACGGCTGCTTTGAATTTAGCGACAGTGTAGCGGAAAAGCTCAACCAACGGCTCGGGACCAGAAGCGCGACCACCGAACGTCTTAAGGCGTGCGCCAGCAGGACGTACTGCGGAAACATCCCACTTAGGTACTTCTCCGGCATACAGGAGGGCAATAACCTGTCGGAGTGCCTTTGCCCAACCTTCCTTAGAGTCCTTGACGACAACCACAGTGTTAGAGTCAAACAGACGATCAGGAACTTCCGGTAACTTACTGACATACTTTTCCTCTACGCTAAAGCCTACACCCGTGCCACACAGTAGGATATACATAGCCTCATCGAATGCTTTGGGGTCATCAACAGGCAGATACGAACAGTTGTATCCTGCCACGTTCTGACGATCCAGGGCATCGCCTGCGGTCATAATAGCCCGCATGGAAGGCACAACATCCAGATTAGTCACAGCCTCTTGCAATTCCTTACGCAGTTCAGAAGGAACCTCATAGTTGTGCTTCTTCTTCAGTTGCCCTTGCATGAAGTCAAAGTAACGGGCAACAGTCTCGTGCCAGTGCTCCCGCCGCCCCTTGTCATCAAGGAAACGTGAGTAGCGGGACTTAGCAATGTAAGTTTGATATGGGGTCATTAAAAGTCTTTCTCTAGTTGTTCTTGTTTATCTTCGATCAGGTCTTCAAACCGATCAACAATGTCATCACTGGTCAGGTTCAGGAGTTCCAGAAGAGTTACCTCGTCTAGACTCCTTAGCCTATCTTTGAGGTCGTTAAACGTTAGTGTCATAACGATCTACCTCGCGTTGCAAATACCACAACGCTTTTCGCAGGTCTTCCAACCCATTCTTTTGCTTATGCCGTGCCACATACTTGATGACATTAGCCAAGCGAAAGTTAAGATCCCAAGCCTCAATAGCATCAATCGGCTCAATAGAACTGAAATTGTAATGTACTGGCTTACTAACTGCATCCATATTCGCTTCTTCTTCCTTAGTTGTTTCAGCATAAATGTTCTGGTCTACCCAGTTCACGAACCTCTGACCTTTGATAGAACAGGAGTCACATATACGATGCAAGTACTGCTTAGTAGGCCCATAGAAGCAAGTATTACAGGATCGACTTGAGAGTATCCCGCGCTGTGCCAGAAGTTCTCCGAGCCGAGGACCAAGTGCAGCAGTCTCCGCACTGGTACCGTTGATACTTACCTGACTTGCTGTGATTGTGTCCACGTTTTGTGACATTTGAACTCCCGCAATTCGGACATACATGATCCTTGTCTTGGTGAACACCCTTGTTAGGATGGTTCTTGATCCAAGGTAGGAACCGATAATAAACCTTCTCAAGCAACAGAACATCCTGGACGTTGTAGGCTTGCATACGACCCCAAGCCTCTTTGTCCTTGTTCATACACTTGATCCACAACTCAAAGCCTTCGTGAGACGCCTTCTGTCCCAGACCCAGAGCACGACCGACATAGTCTAGCTTGTTGCTCGGGAACCGGAACTGTTGTCGTGCAGTCTTCAACAGGTCAATCTGTGCATACGGACTCGGAGGTGCCATTCCCGCCTCAAGGAATTCCTTATTGAGCGTAGGAATGTCAAACCGAGAACCGTTGTAGTGGATAACTGCATCTGCTTCGTCTAGCAGCTTATGGATGGTCTTGAGCATCTTCTTCTGACCACCCATGATGCTGCTGAACATCACTTCGTCTTTATCCAACCATTTTGCTGCCCAACAGAGCATAGCACTTGAGTCCACAATCTGACTGATGCTAATGTTCTGCTTAAAAAGCCCCCAGACGTAAGCCGTGTTAGGGGCTGTTTCAATGTCAAGTAGAAGAATCTTCATTAGAAGCCGTTGGTCGGTTTGTCAATGGTAACACTACTACGAATGTCATAACCATAGACAGAACTCAAGAAGTTAAGAAACTTCTCTAGTACGTCAGGCCAGTAGTCGTTGTTCTTTTCCGTAGTGAAGGAGATATGCCGATCTCCGTCGCTGTAGCGGAAAGTATACAGTTCACGAATGTCGTCAGAATCCTCATCAAAACCTTCAAAAGTGCTCATCGGTTATCTCCACTGCCACCAATCACGCCACGGGCGCTGCGGCTTTCAAGTTTAGAAATGTTACTCTTGGCAATATTTTCCAGGGAAATGCCATACCAGAATGCAAGACCAGACACAAACCACAGAACATCACCGAGTTCCTTGGTCAGTGCTTCCTCATCAATCAGGTTGCCGTCCCGTACCTGTTTAGCAAAGAGGCTAAGGATTTCCCCAACCTCTGCACCAAGGCCGGGAACAAGGTAGCGGGTAGTCTTAGCAGAATCAAGGGCATAAGACCATGCCTGCTTTTGATAATCATCGAAGTTCAACCATTGCCTCCATCACGTTAGGAAAGTGCTTCCACAGTTCCTTCTCACACATCAAAGCCACATCACGGTGTTCCTTCTGAGTCTCCACACCAGTACGAATCTGAATGTAGTGCAGCCAACTCCGAAGTGTTCCGTTCATATACATTCTACTCGTTGTCATACCCTCTGGCAAGACTTTCCGAGCAACTTCCTTGGCTATTCCAACAGACAGTGCAGTCTCGTACACACGCTTTGCAGTAACCAGAACCTCTTGCTGACACTCCTGCCAGAAACGATCCATTTCACGGTCCGTAACTGGAATGCTGTTCTGCCTGTTCTTTTCGTCCTGCAAGCGTGCTTCAGAGTATTCATACCCGTCTGCTACTGCATACCGTTGACTGAACTCCTGGAAAGAGAAGCTACGATGCCGTAGAATCTGCCTTGCAATGTCGCGGGTGCATTCAATCTCCATGCACACGTTAGCCATCTCAAAGGGACTCCAATGCTTGTGCTTAATCAGGTACTTGATTAGAGGCACATACTTCTCATTTGCTTGGTTGGCAGGGTTAGACACCCGAGCCATGTAAGCAATCAGTCGTTCAGCGTCCGGTGTTACCCAAACTGTCTTAACGATTGTCATTTCTTGAATTCCCTGAAAAACCAATCAGCATCCACAATCACCAAAGGCTTACACTGATTCTGTTTAATCACCACCAGAGGCTCATAAGTCCCGTGAGAGGCTGCTTGACGATAGAAGTCGTACACAGCAATCTTAGCATGAGACTTACATTCGATCTGGAAAGGATACACCTTACGGGCAGCAGGAGACAACTTAACGTCTGCACCTCCTGCGCCCATGCTAGTGCTTACCACGTCGTCAGGCTCCAGAGAAGGAGCATACTCTAGCATCTTCTTCGCTGTCCACTGCTGTAACAGCCTGCCTTTGTTCTTTGCGCTACTTGGTTTCATTCATTGTCCTAGAATACTGATGAAGAAGACCACCAAAAGTATCAACAAACTCTTCATCGTGGTTCGTCTTACCCATTGTAAACATAATTGCGTGGACAAGTTCATGGTAAAAGGTAGCCTCCTGAGC